GTGAGGTCAGGCATACCAATCCCAAGTGTCAAACCTCAGTTAGACTTACGAGAGGAGGCACCTGGAGAACCACCGACAATATCGACTGGCGAGCCGCAATTGATTCCTGCGGGTCAGGAATAACCCAGAGAGATCTAGCAAAGCTAGATACAATCGGTATTGACCTCAATACACCTGATGGCACAAGCAGGCTTGGTAAGTCCGATCTGTCTTTTAATAACAATGTTCCGGTGACATCAACTCTTGATGAGTTAATTGATACTAGTATAAACACTCATAGTAATATCAGAGGCGGCGGTAATATGGGAAGGGGTAGTAAACCGCCAAAGAGAAAGAATTTCGCGTATCCAACTTCTGTACTTATAACAGACAAGTCTATTGTCTCTGTACCTTTTGACTATTCTACACATAATTTATACGATATTATACCAGGTGTATGTATGACAGGAACTTATAATTATAACCTTGAAGGTGTTTCAGTCCCTCTATTATGTCAACCTATATTTGAATCTAATCTAACCTTACTTTATTTGAGTAATACGTATGATTTCCGCTGTTTGAATGAACCTCATAATCTGCGATTATCAAGAATACAATTTGGACCTAATTTATTTTCTTATGGTTACGTGTCTAGAGTTGATATACTTAGGTACGCACTATATCTTACACATGCGGGGGATAGGAGAGCTAATTACACATACAGACCTAACTCTATAGTTAAGAAGTGGTGTACTGGTGAGTTAAGTCCACCTATATCTAGGGTGTCTTCAGCTCATCTACGACATGTTTCGATTTATGAAGTCAGGAAATTAGGATTAGATTTCTTTATTACCGGAGGCAGGTCCTGGATATTACAATTAATTAATACTCTTAGTGGATTAGGGATGCAAGAAGCTCTCTTTGTAGGGTTGTTAACATGGGTTGCTAGCTTGCCGGATAATATAGCAACTTTAATAGCACAAAGCTCCATCTGGACATGGAAGTTTGATAGTATAGAACAATTTGCTAAACGCATCAAAGATGATTTCTCTCTTAGACT